CTATTGGAAGCATGTTTTCTTGAGTGAATTAAAATTCATGGTAGAAAAACATAAACCAACCAGATTCATTATAGTGTTTGATTCTAAGCTAGGCTCCTGGAGAAAAAATATATATCCAGAATACAAAGCTAATAGAAAAATTGCTAGAGAACTTTCGAAAGTTGATTTCAAAGAATTTTTTAAAGTCTCTAACCCATTCTTAAAAGATTTGAAAGATGTGTTTTGTAATTTAGAAATTTTAGAATTCGATGGGATAGAAGGTGACGATATTATTGCAGTCCTTTGTCAAAACTTTAAAGAAAAGATTACGATCATATCTACCGACAAAGACTTCCATCAATTGCAAGTTTTCAAAAATGTAAAACAATACGAACCTAAAAAGAAACAAATGGTAAACGTATTGAATCCTAAAATTAGTCTAGAACAAAAAATTATTGGTGGAGATGAAAATGATAACATCCCAGCAATTGTTCCTAGATGTGGTAAAGTAAAAGTCGCGAATATTATGTCTTCTGATTTAATTTCAAATATATATGATGAAGAATATTTGAAGGAAGAAAAGAATGTAGAAGCTATTGTTAAAAAATATAAATTAAAGCCAGAAGAAATTAAGAAAAATCTTCAAAGAAATACTGAACTGATTGATTTGAAATTCATTCCTAAAGATATTTCCGAAAAGATTTTGAAAGCTTTGCGAGAACCAAATACTAAAAAATTTGACGGAAGAAAATTCATGAGCTTTTTAATAGAACACAGGATGGGAAATTTGGTAGAAAAGATGCAAGATTATTCTGAAACTTTGGGAAAACTTTTTTGGAAAGGATGTTAAAATGATTACTGCACAAGAAGCATATAAACAAAGTTATGATAATGGTGAGATTGAACAAATTTTAACCAATATAGAAAAATGTATATATGTTGCAATTTCCGATAAATTATTTAATTGTTATTATATAGCCGAATTAGAATTTAATGGACAAACAGAAAAAGCAAAACTTATTTGTAATATTTTAAGGAAACATGGTTACGTTACAGAATATCAATATCATGAACAAAGAACAATAAAATTTGAAATTTCTTGGAGCCACCAAAATTCATGAAATCCATCCTAAAAGAAGTGCAAAAACTTTACGAAAAATCTAAGAAAAATCCTGAAATATTGTTCGACCAAAAGAAGCAAGACATAATAAACAAATTAAAAGATGCGGCGATAAAAAGTTACACATCAATTGAATATCGTTTAGAAAATTGTCCGGAAAGTATCGTAAAAGATTTGCAAGAATTTTTCGAAAAAGAAGGATTCAAAATTGAGATGTTTGATACAAGAACTTTCGGAAAATATTTCAGCATAAGTTTTTAAAAAAGGATGTAATATGAAATTAGTAGATAATTTGAATATGATTTTGAAAGAAGTTGATAAGCAAGCTGTAGAACGATGGATTCAAACTATAGAAGATGCTTTAATAACTCAGGCAGGAAATAAACAAAGACATGCCGAATTAGATATTGCAGGAGTCCCAGACGATCAACTTCAAATTATTAAGAACCATTTTAGTCGGGAAGAATTTAGAATCAATTTGAGATTTATTCCTCAGACTAGACAAAGAGTTTTTGAGATTAGTTGGTAAATATTTTTAAAGAAAGGTGAACTATGAAACTAGCGATACAAATGAAGAAATTATCTAAAGAAAACGAGAGGAACTATTTCGAAAAGTTTCTTAAAATCGTTTTAGAAGATGTTTCGAAAAAGGCTAAACAAGGTCTTTATAAAACTGAATTTTCTACAGATGAATGGAACGAAAATATTGCTTCGGCATTTGAGAAACTTTCAGAACATTTTTTGAAAGAAGGATTTTCTGTAGAACTTCATCAAATCCCGATCTCTAATAATAAAGAACTTTTGCTGTGTTGGGAGTAATATTCTAAAATAATTTATCGTGGGCTTGTGTGGTCTATCAAACGATAAATTATTAGTAATCATATTTTGTGCGGATATGTGAATTGAAACATAAAGACCTTGTTTGGCCTTTTTAAAAACTCAGGTGTTCTAAATAAATTTACAGAACAACCTTTGAAGAGATATAATGACACAGAACAATAGAGTTTACAAGACCGGCTTATACGAATTAAAGAACCCTCAGAAATACACCGGGCAAAAGCCTCCAGTTTATAAAAGTTCTTTCGAAGGGCGTGTATTCTATTGGTGTGATTGTAATGCAAAAGTTTTAGAATGGGCTTACGAAGATAACACAATCCCATACACATTCTCGGTTCCTGATTCTGCACCTGAACACGAAAAAGTATTGGTTGATTTTAACGTTCACAAATATACTCCTGATGTAACCGCAAAAATTAAAACAAATGATGGGAAACTTGTGACGTATCTGATTGAAATTAAACCATACTCACAAACAATTAAGCCGATAGAACCTAAAAGAAAAACTAAAAAGGCTTTGAATAAATTTATGAAAGCTTTGCAAGAATATTTGAAGAACGCTTGCAAATGGGAAGCCGCGAAAATTTGGGCAGGAAACCATGGGATGGAATTTACCGTAATCACTGAACGAGATATTTTTACTTGAACTGATTAGGTTTTGTTAGGGTTTTTTAGAAAGTTTTAGATATTATAAGGAGAAATTTGGATGTATACTAGAGAGCAAGTTATTGAAAAGAGCACTGAATATTTTAATGGTGATACATTAGCAGCAACAGTTTTCGCAGATAAGTATGCACTAAGAGATGATAATGAAAATTTAGTAGAATTAACTCCAGACGATATGCACAAAAGACTTGCTAAAGAACTTGCAAGAATTGAACAGAAATATCCCAATCCTTTATCTGAACAAGAAATTTATGAAAGTATTAAAAAATTCCAACACATAGTTCCTCAAGGTTCTCCTATGGCCGGGATCGGTAATTATACACAATTGACGAGTCTTTCTAATTGTTTCGTAATAGATCCGCCCTATGATTCTTATAGTGGAATTTTAAGAGCGGACCAAGAATTAACTCAGGTGTATCTCAGGCGTGGTGGGGCCGGGCTGGACGTTTCTACAATTAGACCTAAAGGATTACCTACAAAAAATGCGGCCCGGACTACTGATGGTATAGCGGTGTTTATGGAAAGATATTCTAATACCACAAGAGAAGTTGCAACGGCTGGGCGGCGCGCAGCCCTCATGATCTCTATATCTGTCCATCATCCAGAGATTGAAACTTTCATAAAAATTAAGAAAAATAAGACCAAAGTTACTGGCGCAAATATTTCAATTAGACTTAGTGATGAGTTTATGAATGCCGTTAAATCAGAAACGACATATGAACAAAGATGGCCAGTAGATTCAAAGACTCCTAAGATCAAACATCAAGTAGACGCTAAACATATCTGGAATCAAATTATAGAAAGTGCTTGGGAATCAGCCGAGCCGGGAATACTTTTTTGGGACAACATTATTAAGAATGGTGCCGCCGATGCATATAAAGAATATGAATCAAAATCTACAAATCCTTGCCTGAGCTATGATACTAAGGTTTTGGTTAGTGCGCTTAATCCAATAACTAATTTGGTTGAAATACATCAAGTGGAAATTTCAAAATTAGTTGGACAATCTGTTAAAATATATGATGGAGAAAATTGGGTCGATAATTCTAAATTTATGAAAACTGGAATTTCTAAACAGTTATACAAAATAATTTTTGATAGTGGTGATTTTATTAGAGCTACCGAAACCCATACATTTATTTTAAGTAATGGTGATAGAATTTTATTAAAAGATCTTAAAGTTGGAAATATATTAAAAACGATACATAGTAAACAAAATTTTCCATACGAACAGAACAATAATCCAAAAATAGTTTCGATTGAATTAGATAGTGTTGAAGATGTTTATTGTACAAATGTAGAGTCAACTAATTCATTTACAATAAGCACGGGCAATCATACTATTTTAGTAGGAAATTGTGCTGAACTTCCACTGTCTCCATATGATTCGTGCCGATTAGTCGCTATGAATACTTTAAGTTTCGTAAAAAATCCTTACACAAAAGATGCGTATTTTGATTACGATTCTTTCGAAAAGTATTCTAAAAAAGCTCAACGTTTGATGGATGACATTATTGATTTAGAGACTGAACATGTAGATAGAATATTAAACAAAATACATAATGACCCTGAGCCAGAAGATATTAAACGAAATGATATAAACCTTTGGAATAAGATTAGAAAGTCTTGCAACAATGGTAGAAGATGTGGGACTGGTGTTACTGCTATTGGCGATACTTTGGCCGCCCTTGGAATTAAATATGGTTCAGAAGAATCTATAAAAGTTGTAGAAGAAATTTATAAAGCATTGGAGTTGGCTGTATACAAACAATCAATCGAGTTGGCTGAAGAGCGGGGCGCGTTTCCTATATACGATTATGAGACTGAAAAGAATCATGGGTTCATTTCGAAAGTTATTTCAAACCTTCCCGAAGATTATCAAGAAAAATATAAGAAGTTTGGTAGGAGAAATATTGCTCTGACTACAACTGCGCCTGGAGGTTCCGTTTCAATTCTTACTCAAACGACTTCTGGGATTGAACCAGTGTTTAGAGTTTCATATGACCGAAGAAAGAAAATAAACCAATCAGAACAAATTGAAGCCGACTATACGGATGTTATGGGAGATAAATGGAAAGTCTTTAAGGTTTATCATCCACAATTTTCTAAGTGGTCTGAAGTGACTGGTAAGACATCTGAAGAAGAATCTCCATGGTTTGGTTCTACCGCTAATGATATTGATTGGTCTGCTTCTGTAGATATTCAAGCAGTAGCTCAACGATGGGTATGTGCGTCTATTTCAAAAACTTGCAACCTTCCTAATTCGGTTTCCAAAGAAACTGTTGCAGATGTTTACATGAAGGCTTGGGAAACTGGTTGTAAAGGATTCACTGTTTATAGAGATGGGTCTAGAGATGGTGTTTTAATCACGACAGAAGAAAAGAAAGAGAATAAAAAATTTGCTGAAACTAATGCTCCAAAGAGACCGGAAACTTTAGAGTGTGACATTCATCATATTAAAATTAAGGGTGAAAATTGGATTGTGTTTGTTGGACTTCTTGAAGGAAAAGTGTTTGAAGTTTTCGCCGGACTTTCTAAGTATGTGTCTATACCTAAAAAAGTTTTGAAAGGAAAAATTGTTAAGAAAAATTCTAAGAAAGAAAATGGTTCGTCTATTTATGACTTGGTTTATGGTGAAGAATCCGACCCAACTATTATAAAAGATATTGTGAGGACTTTCGAAAATCCTACTGAAGGCGCTTTCACAAGATTGCTTTCTCTTTCTATTAGACACGGTGGGCCTTTGCATCATATTGTTCAACAACTTCAAAAAGATGAATATAGCGACATCTACAGTTTCTCTAGAGTTATTGCTAGAGTTTTGAAAAGTTATATTAAAGATGGGACAAAAATTAAAGCAAAGTGTTCTAATTGTGGTAGCGAAAATTTGGTATATCAGGAATCTTGTTTAATTTGTAAAGACTGTGGTAGCGGAAAATGTGGATAGTTTAATTTCTATAAATATTATTGCGGGACATTTTTACCTGCTATAATATTTATAGGGAGTTTTATATGGCAGTTTCTAAAAATACAAAAATTTTAACATCAACTGGACTAAAGTTTGTTCAAGATATCATGGTTTCTGATTTATTGTTGTCTAAACATGGATGGGTAAACTTAAAAGAAATTATCAAATCTCAAGAAAAATGCTATGATTTAATTGATGATTATGGGTATGAAATATCTGTTACGAATAACCAAAAATTTATTTCAAAAATAAATGAAGATATTGTTTATGAAAAGCTTGAAAACCTTTCGGAAAATTCTGTAATTTCTCTTTTGCCTGGAGAGTCTTATGATAGTGAATACCAACCACTTGTTTATCATGAGTATATTAAAAATGATTGGGGGAATAAATCAAATAGATTAAATCTAGATGTGAAATTTCCTAATATTTTGGACGAAAATCTTGCATACTTTTTAGGTAATTCTTATGGTGATGGGTATGTAGAAACCCAAAAAGGAAAATATAATGGATTGTCTATTGCTTGCTCAGATGACCACCCACAAATAAAAACCAAAATAAAAAATATTTTGGAAGGTTCTTTTAATGTCAATGTGAAAATAAATAAAGGAGACGGCGCTTTAGAAAATGTGGAGTTTTATAGTATATCTATTTTGGAAAATTTATTTAAAAATGGTATATTAAAACAAAAAGCTGGCAGTTTAATTTTTCCCGAAAAAATATTATTATCCAACACAAAAGTTCAACTTTCATTTTTTTCAGGATTTTTTGATGCTGATGGATGTTCTCAAAAAGGAAAAAAGTCTTATAGGGTGGATTCTTGTGATTTTGATTTTTTAAAAAAATTTCAATTAATTTGTGTTGCGAATGGTATATTTGGAAGATTGACTTATAAAAATAGAAGCAAAGAAAATATAAGATGGCGAGATATTATTAGATTTGCTTTTGTTGGTGCAGAATCTATAAAAATCGCAAAAAAATTATGTTCGGAATCATATAAGATTTCAAATGCGGAGTTCGTAAACAAGCGAGATTCAGTATTGACAATATATACAGCAAAAGATTTAAAAATTCCATATAATAATTTTAATTATATTAATGGAAACGATTCAATTTCCTATACTGCTTACAAAAGATTAGAAAAAGATAGTAATCTTATCACACACAAACCTTTAATAAAAACTTTTATAAAATCTATAGAAGAATCAGATGAAACAGAAGTGTATGATTTGATAGTAGATGGTGATGGTTATTGGGCGAACGGATTCTATCTACCTTCCTGAAACTTTCTCTAAAAAGTCCTTGACAAACTTTCCGGAAAGTGTTATCTTAAATGCTCCAACATCTTCGGAAAGTTTTCTAAAAATGCGTAGAAAAGTTGTCATACCAGAAACTAAAAATATAAATTATCCAGAAGTAGTAAGAGGTTTCTACTGTAGAGATAATAATATACAGATGGATTATGATAATGATATTTTGTGGAAGTTAATGAATATACATAATCTAAGAAGACTTTTCAAAAGGCTTTCTAAAAAATGAATAAGATTAAACCAAATTTTACTGGAACATATAAATCCAAATCCGGAACATTTTATTGTAATTCTGGATATATCTTATATGAAAGTAAAAACAAACCGGGAAAATATATTAGACTTATTAGAATCTTGCAAAAACTTCATAGAAGGACTTTAGAAAATGCCTGAAAAAAGACCTACAGAAAAAGAAGAAATAACTACCTTAAAAGAAATATTTTTTGAAGAGAATATTTTAGCAACTCACCTTGTAGATAGGATTTTAGAAGGAGTCGCGGAAATTGTAAATGAGGGGTTTCCGGAACCTTTTATTTCTTATATGCACAAAGATTACGGCAATCCTCCTGATGAAATCTTTGAAATTGGTTTAAGTTCATCCAGAAAAGAAACCGATGACGAATTTGAAAAACGTTTAGAAAAATGGGACGCTGAAGAAAAAATCAGAAAAAATCAGAAAACAAAAAATAGAATTAAGAAAACGAAAAGAAAAACTTAAATTAGAGCAAAATGAGAAAAAACTTTTAAGAAAGCTTAAGGAAAAGTATGAATCATAGCATAGAAAAGTTTCAGAAAATTATCTTAACAAAGGATCATTATGAGTTTTCTAATAATGGTTTAATCTTATGCGAATATGATAATTGGTTTATTAAAAACGAATTATATAATTTTCTAGAAATTGTTTTAAAAGTTCCTGAAAAGAAGTTCTACTATTTTAAGAAAGATGTTCAGAAAAATTTAAGAAAGGCTTTGAAGAATGGATTTTAAAGATTTTGATAAATTGTGTGCTTTTAGACGATTAAACATAACGGATGAATGGTATGATTTTCAAAACCGCGGAATTTATTTATATGGAGAAGATCACAACCAAATACTAAGATCTTATGAAACACTTGATATTATTTTAAGAGTTCCTTCAAAAATTACATATGATATGTCAGTTCAACTTAGAGATATTATTGATAATGAGATAATATTAAAAATTATAGAAGCCGTGAGAGGATATAATAAATGATTACAACAACATTACTCACAATGAAAATATTTTTAACGCCTGTCGCAACTCAATCGGGTCCTTTAGGAAATTTTGGATTAAAGGCTACAGAAAAGATTTCCGAAAATGTTTACTTCAAAATTAGAATTTATGAAGAACCTTTGAAAGATCAATTGCCGCAACCCAAATTAAAGGTTTATTTTGATTATGACTTTTGAAAGTTTTGGCCATATTATAATTGGAGAAACCCTTTGGGATTATTACTATTCAAGCATATTAAGATTGGCTTGGGATTATGACCATACAAGTATTTTAATGTTGGCAGAACGACATAATAAATTTTTGAAATATTTTGGAAAACATTTTGATAAAGGTCTTTCGAAAATTTTGCAGAAAGATTTCCGAAATGAATTATAACAATTATCGTCACCAAATTGTTCAAATAACAAAGGATGAATATTCAACAGAGGGTAGTTTTTGGAAATGCCCTTCATTAATTTTAGTTCATTTTGATAATAGCTTTTGCAAATTTGACTATTGGGAAGAAGAATTTTTAGAAAATATTCTTCAAAAATCCTGCTTCGATAGTTTTCTTAAAAGAGCTAAACAGGAAGGCGGAGTAAATTGATAAATTCATTTATGTTAATTGAAATTTATTTTCATAATGAATTTTGGCATAGCAATCCAATTGAAGGATATTTTCCTATAAAGTTTTTATTAAATGACTATGAAAATATTATTACAAAACTTTCTAAAAATCAATATAAAAAATATGACAAAATTCTTCTTAAAACTAATTACTACGATTGGCTAAAGATTGTATGAAAAATTTTGAAAAAT